TATTCAGGTGACGATGAAAGGTTTACGAAAATAAACGAGGCGTATGACGCGTGGGATGGGTGGAATCCGACCAATCCGTCAGAAGAGATGATAAAAAATGCAATCGATAGTAATGGAAACATGTCCCACTCCTGAAGGTTGGACAGATTCTAATTATAAAACGTTTAGATGTAGTGACGACTCGGAATTGGTTTCTGACTCCGATTCTGAGTCAGACTCGGATACCGAATCGGAAGATACAGCGGATAATGTAAATATCAGGGGATATAAAAAGGGAGTTTATAAAAAAATATTAACCGAGGAAGAATTGTTACCAGAATAAAAAATCTACGTATAATATAAAAATGTCCGCCGAAGCTGCTACCGATACGCTTGTCGCGATCTCCCGTGAACTCGAAACACAATCACTCAATTCGGTCGTCGCTGGGTTTTCCTTCGCGGCCGCTCTTTCTTGGATGGATCTCGTCCGATGGACAATCCATCAGGTCGTTAAGGTTCAGAAGAATGGTGGTATGAACTATGCTCTTACCGCACTTTTCACAACCCTCCTCTCCGTGATTGTTTATATGGTAATTTCTCGTTTGTCTCAACGCGTCAAGAAGCCCCAGGCTCCCGTCTACGCCATTACTCGATAAGTCTTTTCGGTTTCGTCATAACGATGAACATAATACCAGTTAATACTATAAGGAATATGTATATAAACGCATCCCACTTATTCAGATCACCAAAATCGGGGATCTGAATATTTGGTGGAAGAGTGTATTTTTCAACTCTATCCACTTCCGCTCCCACTTCTTCTTTAAATGGTACCCTTGACAATTTATCAGTCGTACACTCAATAGATAATTTAATTATATGGTTAGCATTTCGGAAATCATATGGAATTAGTCGATTGTTACTGCTATAGAAAAACTGAACTCGTAATTTTGAAATATTTTGCGAACCTGAGTCGAAATTGTGTACTACGGCATCATCACTTCCAGAATAATTGATAACATCACCACACATTAGCATTTTACCAGTGTAAAATGGTGTATCAGAATATACGGTTTTGTTTAATTCGTCCGCACCGTTGCTTATTTTGATGACAAGTGCATCAGGTCCCTGTAAATTAAGACTACCCGTAATCAGAAGATCAGCTACACCCCCAGTTGAGGGTGTATTAGATTTCACATTACTTGCAGGTAATCCAATAATATCATGCGGGGTTGTATATCCTTGAGTAGCTGTATTAGAGAGATACCCGTTTACACCATCATAAAATTTGAATGAAAAATCATAAGCTCCACCGGCAGGTGATGATACGGATGTTATAGATATTTCATTCTTGTCATTATTATACGTAAATTGTATATTATCAATTAGATAATTGCCACCTAGAGCATTATTAACCTTTGTCTGTAACTCAGTAGCTAGCGTTTTTCCATTGTAGTTGTCAGGCGTTAAAGTAACGCGTACAACCGTTTCCGGTGTAGAATGAACAACAAAATCAAATATATTATTCCTTTCATTAATTAAAAATTGACTCGCATGGATTCTAGCTGATGCAATTGATATCTTTTTGACATCGTAAATAGGATTTGTTAATTCGACGACATAATCGCCTGGATTCGGGTATAAAATTGGATCGCGTTCACTACTATCTATGTCTAACGTGTATACGCTCATTAAAATATAGGGATAATATTTTAATGGGTGTTATTACTCAATAGTTTGAATTACATCATTTGCTGAGCTATGGGATTGTTTTGAATTTGTCTTTTAGCTATGGATAAACTATCATCAGATGCATTCGGGTTTAGGTTACCCTTATAGGCGTTAAATTTATAATACATATTGTTGCTATACTGTTGCGTCCACCCCCCGCTCATGGGTCCAGTTCGTCCATCTACTCGTGTAGTATCAGCGCGCATCACGGTGGGCATACCACCTTGATTGAGTGCACCGGCACGAACGTTCATGCGACCCGCATTACCAGTCCTGTTCGCCTTGCCACGACGGTCGTCGGGTCGGAAACCGTATTTATTGAGTGTCTCGACTGAGTGAGGACCGGAAGACCCTATTTGAACACCTGGTGAAGAAATATAACCGTGTGCGTACGAACTTACGTTAGGTGCGACTTGGTTGTTAAACCTATACTGCTCTTCATTACCATCTTTCTTATTCCGTGTGGGATCTTGTGATAGAGTCATACCTGACACGATACGCTTCGCACCCGCGAAGCCGAGACCATCGTCACGCGACCCTGTTTGAGATCGATTCGTTAATCTTTTTCCGTTCACATGCTCGCCACGAACAACGTGGCCGTCAAACCCTTGAGATCTTCCACCAACAACTGGACGACGTTCGGGAAGAAACGCGGTCTTTTCTGGGCGATTGTTTCCAATTTCTCCCATAGTACCACGCCTTCCACCGAACACGTCGTGCGCGGGTCCACTTCTACCAGGTAATGTTGTGAGGCGATACGAACCAACATTGTCGGGGTTTACACGTACCATTTGCTGGAACCCACCTGTTGCGGGAACATCTGGACCAACTGCGATACCTGGACCTACAAGTTGTTTTTCGATTGGAGAAAGGTTATTCATCCGACCGTTATCAAACATACGATTGCGCATTTCTAACACTTCACCACCGCTCGAGCGTGTTTGAGGTACAATATCTGAAAAATTACTATGTTCCATTTTAGGTTCTGGGAGGTTTTCGATACCCGTTGATACAGGGGAATATATGTTTGGCACTTCCTGTTGATACGATCGAGGAACTTCAACCTCTTTCTGAACATTGTTATACTTTTCGGGTTTGGGATCACTCATTTTCTTTCCTATAAAGGCTAGTCCGGCAATCGCTAAAATTGAAACGGGGTCTGCCATTCTTACAAGTTATAAATATTTTTTATTGAGGAGAGTATCTCGTCGCGAACATTTGATTTTGGATATCGGCACGTGTACTTCCAGGTTCATATGTCATTGTCTGGAGAGGGAGTTTGCAAGAAACATCTTGAAGGGGGAATAGATTTTGTTCATAAGTTTGCGTAACAATCTTATTAAACCGTGATGTAGATTGTGGTCGAAGCTGATCGCTTGTCTCTATATAATGTGCGGGAGCTCCCTTACCAGCCATATAAGGTGAAGTTCCGTAAAGCATCGTGTTCGGACGGCTAGAACCATAGTTTAATGTGCTGGGCTGGGGGTAGTTGAATACTTCTTCGGTCGCACACACGAGAGGTCGTGCAGGATTTTCGACCAAATTTAAACCAGGTTGAAGCTGATACGCCATTTATTATTACATAAGAATATTATCTATCTAAGACGGACCATTTCCACCACCCATCAAACCGCTTCTTTTATCACCATTGGGTTGTAATCCTCCAAAAGCTTCTAGTTGAACACCGCGTGCATTTGGATCACATAAACGAGAATCCGTTCGGCAAATATCGCCACCCTTTTTACCATATAACGACTCTGCGAAGGCGGTCTGATCACCTGGGATAGATGTCACAGGTCCTGAAACAAATTGTCTGGAATACGCATTACGCTGATACTCTGGCATAGGGGATCTAGATTTTTGGGCCCCGTATGGAATACTTCCCGCGAGCATTAAATTCACCTCATCTCGAACTGAATTATACTTACACGCCGATGGACGATCTGGGCGTCCGTCATAATCACTTAGCAAGACATTGGCCATAGGATTATCTTGTGTAGGTAATTGACACGCGGTTGTATAATCCTCTTCAACAGGCATTGCAACCACTGAACCACCTTTTACCATATTAGACATCTCCATTACATAAAGGACCGCTAAGCATGTAGATCCTAATATCAACACGCGTACGTCGCGACGAATCAGGTATAGAATACATGTTGCGTAAATTATAAATCGAGCAGTAGCGTTAATTCTTCCTGCTGCTGTATGTTTTTGAGTTGGCCAAAATTCCATGACCTTATCAGCCCTGATTATTTGTTTGGGATCATCGAACAGAGACACCATTATATTTTATACACTTTTTATTTTTTCAACATACCGCCAAGCAATCCTTGCATAGACTTCATGAGTTTCTCTTCGTCAAAACCACCGTCACCGTCACCATCGTTCTGAAGCTTGTCCGCACATTGCTTAGCGACAGTCTCAATCATACTGAGAGTGTCTGCCGGGATCGACGTAATAGTTGTACCTAGCAGGTAGAGCGTTTGGATGTATTGCCAAATTGCACCTCGTGTACCTTCTGATGCTTTTGGCCAACAATGTTGGAGATTGATATCTTTTAAAAAGTCGATATCATTCGTATTTTCTAGGAAAAATGATTCATCGCGGTTATTAATTTTTTCTACATGGGGTGCAACGTTCGCCATAAAACCTTCTACAATCAGTTTTCCGTTTGCAGATCTCATAAGCTCAAAAGCTGCCATGTATTTTTTCAATCCTTTTTCTTCTGGAAAAGCTGTGTGCAATTCCGTAAGAAATTGTCCCATCATGTCGTTAAAGGCAGTGATGGAGGTCATTATATATATTATATGAGATTAATCTTTAAGTTAATCAAAAGGGTTCAGTTGATATAGTTTCACGCTTACCAATTCCATTTGAAATTATAAAGTAAACCAAAATACCAACTAAAGCGGCTGGTTTTGCATACGCGCTAGTCGTAAGGGTACCTTCATCATTGAGTCGAGCTTTTGTATGGATATACACTGCTGTAATCCCTGCTGCTACGAATGCGGCCGTTGCGGGTTCTCGGAGGTAGTCGTCCATATTTAATAACCAAGTTTTTTAGTTCGGGTATCAGTTGCATCTGAAAATAAGTCTTCAGGCTCATCCTGTTGTTGAACTGGCGACCGTTCTGGCCTGGACCGAATAGTCCTAAACTCATTTTGGAATGGGGCTGCAGGCGGTTCATCGGCATATTCTTGCATTTCCGGATTTACTCCACCTTCATCCTCATGGGTTTCTTCCATCATCTCATCTAACGGGGGGGCATCACCATGTTCCCCCATTGGTTCCGTCGTATCACCAATATGATCTTCTCCCATTGGGTCATGTGGTTCCTGTGGCGCTTCCTCGTCATATTCGTCGATATCATCATTCTGTAAGTCAGCATCTTCCCCGTTTACAAATTCATCGGTTCCAGCTGACATGTACGTTTGTAAAATCTGTTGAACTGGTATAAGCTCCTTTACAGTCATCTCTACACAAACTGTAAAACGATCATATAATCTATCATTGCGAGCATGCTCAGATTGCGTTTCGCTGAAGATGTAAGGGTCTTTATATAATTCCTTAGCTGCATTTTTATAACATGTATGTATAAAGACTTCGTTTGTTGGCAGTTTAACTGACATCTTTTTCGAATCCGTGCTCAAACGAACGGCTGATAAGATTTTAACCGAGCTTACAAAAACGGCCGCAACCAAATCCCTGAACCAAGCGCATCGATCGGCGATATTATCTGTGTGTTGCTTTGCCATGGTATCGTTCCACTCGGGTACGTCCTTTAATAATTTTTGGAACATGATGAGAACTTTGCGTCCTTTAGACAGGTTGTGAGCTTCTTGGTGCATTGCATCAAAAACGTCGATCATCACTGGACATATAAGAATCGAAAGTTGTTCCATATATTCACGCTTAGCTTCGACTAAAACGTTCAAGTTTTCCATTTATGATTATAGTAACTTTTTTTATCAGGCGTTTTGCGCGTTTCGCCTGTAGTGATTTGCAGCTTTTTTTAGATTAACGAGCGTTGGAAAATCTTCCATAGTTTCGGATACAGATGAATCTCTATTTAATTTTTTTACTTTCCATGTTATACTGAGCTCATATTCGCCAAGTATTATAATATCAAAACCCGCTATTTCTAATTGTCGTTTCAAATATGAAATAGCTTTCATCCTGTCAAATGTTGGATACCCCACTACGAAAGATGGAATTTGTGTTACAACTTTCTTACGCCCGGTTTCTACTGCTCGTCTTATCTTTCTTGTAATTTGTTTGTAAAGTTCTGTATAGGTTTCTTTCTTCATACGATTCCTTTTGTTGACAATTTGTGAAATTTCTTCCACGTTTATCATTATTATTAGCTAGTCTATTTTTTTATTGCTTCTAACTCGCTTTCCCTGATATCGTCGTAGTGTACAAATTCCGAACCATTAATATCACTTTCAAACGGTGTAGTATTTGAAGGTTGTTTAATATCAAGTTGTTGTGAATGTACTCCTAATACACGTGCATTTCCGGAAACATATATGATATCAGAGGTTACAGAAAATCCAAATGCGAATCCGCTCGGTTTTATGCACATATATACACATCGATACAGTGAATGATTTTTAGTTTTGTGTTTGTACTGTTTGATGTCAGTAGTTTCTATGATATAATTATGAATACCAGTGTGTTCATAAACGTATTTATTTGTCAATAGTACGAATTGTTCTGTTAAATCGTTATTAATCTCTATCTTTTCAGCTAATGTATAGTCTTTCATGTCAGCTCCGGGGTCATTTAGTTTAACGCCGTCTATAGGTTTATAAGCTCCAGCGTAACCAAATTTTTCCGTCCTGGAATCGAACAGTAGATAAAGTAGTATTAGAACGAGTAATACGTTATACATTAATATATCTGCGAAAAAAACGTGTTAGATTAATTCTATTTTTTTGATAAAATATAATAGATGTCTCTTCTTATTTTTAGCCCTAAATGCAAACATAGTGTTGAAGTGATTAATTTTATCAAAAAACATAAACAGTTACAGCAAATCGTTCAATATCACAATGTCACAATAAATGGAATTCCCCCAGAATTTCAGGCAAAGATAACACGAGTCCCAACCATGCTTACTAAGAATGGTAAAATCCTCATCGGAAAGGAAATTCAAAATTGGTTAGAGTCTTTATTACCAGTTCACGAATTGGAGACGTGTGGTTTCGGTGGAATTACATCATCAACACTAGACGGTGAACCTACAGGGGAGATGTTCGGACTTGATGACTATGGAAGATCTCTTCAACCCGCAATGACACCAGAACTAGAAGAAAAAATTAGTCGTAAAGTTGACGATGAGGCGTATAGTGATATAAAGAATTAATTCTCGAATAAACGAGTATGAAACTTGTCACTGTACAAGCGGCCGCAATCAAGTCTACATTTGAAGTACTTAAAGATATTCTAAATGACGTGAATATATACTTCAAACCCGATGGGATGTCTATAGTCACCCTTGATACTGCAAGGACATCCCTTATTGATATGCATTTACCCTCCGAAAATTTTGAAGAATATGACTGCAAGGAATGTATAGATTGTGGCGTTAATATGACAAACGTTTATAAACTTCTCAAAACGATCACAGTTAACGACGTTCTTGTAATTTCTATAGAATCAAAGGAATATATGAATATCGAAATTCATAGCGAACATAAAAAAACGTCCACCAAATTTGCACTCAAACTTTTGGATATCAACGAAAATCAAATTGAAGTGCCAGAAATGCAAATGACTGTAAACACACCAATCCCATCAGTCGATTTCCAAAGAATATGCAGAGACATGTCTAACATAGGTGATGAGATAGAAATATCTCGCGGGGGGTATGTTTTACGTTTACTGTGCAAGGGCGATTTTGCCGATCAGGAAACGGAAATTCAATGTATTGACGACTGCTCACACATGTCCGGTGTATATTCATTAAGATATATGAACATATTTACAAAGGCGACGAGTATGTGTTCTACCGTACAAATTATGCAAGAAGGACAAAACAGGTTCTTAATTTTAAAATACAATGTCGCTAACCTTGGCGAGCTCAAATTTTACTTAGCTACTAAGGTAACCGAAGATCTGTAAGATACCCGGTTGCGGTATCAACCGTCTTCATCATACCAAAACAATTTTTAATTTTAATTTTAGGATAGGTAGTCGACAGGCATAGTTCTGTAAAATACAACATGTCACTTATTTTAACCCTTTCACCGTAAAAAT